CCACTCAATCAGATTTGATTAAATCAAATGAAAAGAATGGGATTGTTGACTTCATGAAAATTCTACGTATTATGCCTTCATTTGATATTGTAGAATTTGGTGCAGAAGATATTGTTCGTTCTGGACTAGTTAAAGAATATATTCTTGCAAAAATGGAATTAAACGTATGAGTTTTATTCATCATAATTATCTCGGTGACATTGAACTAGAATGTAAAACTACAGAAAGCATCCGTCTCTATAACCTACCTAATGGAGATTGGGTGCCTTCTATTACATCAGTAACTTCTTTTTATAATCGTCAAATCTTTGTAAAGTGGCGTGAACGTGTTGGACTTGAAGAAGCAAATCGTATTACTAAAAGGGCAACTACAAGAGGAACTGACTTCCACCAAGTCTGCCAAGACTATATGGAAAATAAAGAACTAAACTGGGATGATTATCAACCCCTGACAAAGTTTATGTTCTACCATCTCAAACCAGAACTTGATAAGATAAATAATATTCATGCAATTGAACGTACACTCTACTCTCAGTATCTTGGATTAGCGGGCAGAGTAGATTGTATTGCAGAATACGAAGGTGAACTTGCAGTCATTGACTTTAAGACATCAGAAAAAATCAAACCAGAAGAATGGATTGAGAATTACTTTGTCCAAGAAATGTTTTATGCTGCTGCATATTATGAGATGACTGGCAAAGTCGTTAAAAAGTTAATTACTTTAATGGTAACTCCTGGTGGGGAAGTGAAAGTATTTGACAAAAGAAACAAAGACGACTATATTAAGTTATTAGTCCGATACATTAAAGAATTTGTACATCACAATACTAGGCAAGATGGAGAATGAATTAGAAAAAGTTCTAGAAAGCAAATTCTTTTGTCCTTCAAGGTTTGCTCAAGAAATTGAAAAATTAGTTCAGGTCAATGTTGACATGAGTTACATTGACGCTATTGTTCATTTCTGTGAACAAAATAACATTGACGTAGAATCTGTTCCTAAACTTATTTCAAAACCTCTGAAAGAGAAGATTAAGTATGAAGCAATGGAACTTAATTTTCTCAAGAAAACTTCCCGCGCAAAATTAGTTTTTTGAATGATGCCGTTTGATGCTTATCGTGAATACCTTGCTCTAAAGAATCACTTTACAAAAGATTCTTATGATTACTTTAAATATAATAAAAAAGTAAGAGCATCTGTCCAGTCTTTTTATAAAAGAAAAGATCGCTTTTGGTTTGAAAAGTTTGCAAGAAATAAAACTGATCAAGAGGTTGTAGACTTTTTTGTTGCTAACTTTGTTTCTTCTAGCAATCCAGAAACTATTTGGATCGGGGAAATGATGAAAGAGGGTGAAGATAGATATCAACAATGGCAAAAGAAAGTCCAATCACTGTCCTATATCTTCAAAGAAGAAAGTCAATCTTTATTTGAAGAAAACAAATTTGAAGATGTGTTCAAGTGTTCAAAGGGACATCCACCCTTACTTAAAAAGTTCCTGAGCGGGAAAATTAGTCTGGAAACCATGGTGATCTACGACAAAATATTCCTGTACGGGAATACTTTTGATAGGAAACTGAAGGATCCAGTGTGGGAAACCGTCAGTCGTAAAATTAAAAAGTATAATCCGTTTCTAAATATTGATGTACTGCGTTATCGCAAAATTTTGAAGGAAGTTATTTTGGGAGACAAATGAGTTTTTTTGATTCCGAATTTGTTCGTTCAGAGATGGCAGAAATTTCTGAACTTCAAGAAGAAATTTATGGAAGTGTTTTTAAGTTTCCTTCAATGACGAAGGAAGATAAAATTCGTCACGTAGATCTTCTTGAAAAACTATTGAGCAAGCAACAGGTTTTGTATACTCGTATGAGTTTATCTGATGATCCTGAAGCAAGAGAGATGAAAGAAAAAATTTCAGACTCTGCTAGAATGATGGGACTTCCTGCTGGTGTTGACATGAATGTTATTTTTTCTAACATGACCAAAATGCTTGAGGTGATGAAGCAGCAGATTGACAAAACAGGTTCCGACCTGTAGAATAACAAGGTACACACAAGCCAAATCCTACAAATCCGAGGTAATCTAATGTCTTTTTCTGACCTTAAAAAACAATCTTCTCTTGGTTCACTGACTTCCAAACTGGTAAAGGAAGTAGAGAAGATGAGTACAACTTCTGGCGGCGCAGATGAGCGTCTCTGGAAACCCGAAATGGATAAGACTGGTAATGGTTTCGCAGTCATCCGTTTTCTTCCTGCTCCTGAGGGCGAAGAACTTCCTTGGGCAAAAATGTATTCTCATGCCTTCCAAGGACCTGGTGGTTGGTACATTGAAAACTCTCTGACTACCATTGGTCAGAAAGATCCACTGGGCGAACACAATCGTGAACTCTGGAACAGTGGTTCTGAAGCAAACAAAGAAACTGTTCGTAAGCAGAAGCGTAAACTTTCTTATTACAGCAACATCTACGTTGTAAAAGATCCTACAAATCCTCATAACGAAGGTAAGGTATTCCTCTTTAAGTATGGTAAGAAGATCTTTGACAAGATCATGGAAGCAATGCAACCTGAGTTTGAAGATGAGACTCCTATCAATCCTTTTGACTTCTGGCAAGGTGCAAACTTCAAACTGAAGATTGTGAAGAAGGATGGTTATTGGAACTATGATAAGTCTGAGTTTGGTTCTGTAGAACCTCTACTGGATGATGACGATGCTCTTGAAACAATCTGGAAGAAAGAGTATTCTCTTGCAGCAGTAACTGCTCCTGATCAATTCAAGTCTTATGAAGAACTTGAGCGTCGTATGAATATGGTTCTTGGTCTTAAGAACTCTTCTCCTGCTCGTTCTCGCGCAGTGGTTGAGCAAGAAGATGAACTGGAAGAGTTTCAACAAACTCCCACAGTCCAAGATCGTGTTGTAGAGGAACTGGAGCAGTCTTATGCTCGCTCCAAGTCTCCTTCACTTCCTGTAGTTACAAAGGAAGTTGATGAAGATGAAGATGATGCTCTTGCATATTTCCAGCGTCTTGCTGAAGATTGATCAAGAATAAAGTCTAATATTCTCTGCTCTCTTAAGGGTTTCACTCACATACTGGGTGGAACCCTCTTTATATGGCATGATTTCATCCATATCATTTAATACTACATTTATGTAATCTGCCTTTAGAACAAAAATATTTCTCTTGGCATCTTCAATTTTGCTTTCATAATCATAGTTTGTGACTGGAACTGCAATATTTGTCTTTGTAACATAAGACTCTAGATTAGAATCATAATATTCAACACTATAATTAGAATCTACAATTAATCCTGCAGGGACAATTGTTACTCCCGAACTGTCTATAATTCTTGTGGTTTCATAATGATGTGTTTCAAAAATTATTTCATCAGAACCATACTTATTGATAAGAAAATTTTGAAAAGAATCTTGAGTTAATGGCCACTCAGTTTGAACGTTCAAAATATTATTTGAAAGAAGAATCAACCAGTCTAATGTTTCATCACCATAAACTTCATACGCAACATTATCTGGACGATCATCTCCAATAATTTGATACTTGGTGAAGAATGTTAGATCTCCAAAAATATCATCACGAAGTTTTCCTTTCTTGAAAAGATTTTTGACAGTTCTGTATTCTGATATATTCTTAGTGTCAGCAGTTCTACTGACGTATTCAAAGTTTGGAACTTGGCGAAAGTATGTTGGCATTTTAGTAACCTATTTCGTCGTTTGCTAGTGGTCTTCCTGCTGTAGTCGATGTTTTTCCAGACGCTCCGCCATAATCATCTTCATAAACTGGTTCAAGTTCACTGAATCTAAGAGATAATTGGTATGATGTCATTGTTTTTCTTTCGTCATTATATGTCATGTATGTTCCATCTGGAGTATAATCAACATCACAACTTATTAGAGCACATCTTTTAATTCTATTAATTGAAGGATGTTCTGAAAACTTTTCGCCATCCCAATGTTGATATCTGATTGCAAAGATATTGGGAGATTGGAGAAAAACGTTTGATGGTGTTGCCTTAACAGACATTCCTTGTTTGAAAAATCGAATAATTTTTCTAACTTGTTCTGCTTCTTTTGGATCTCTTGGAGACATTCTAAAAGTGAATGCAAAGGGACGTAAAGAAGGTCCGTTAAATAGCAACTCTAGGTTTGGATTTAGTATTGCTCCTGTTGCTCTTGATAATAAATTCTGTGTTCCTACTGCTTCTTGTGCAAAATAAGTTTTAAATGCGTCTTGATATAAACCTTTTGTTGTTACTTCTCTAGCTATGACCCCCATAATACGCGATACATTATCTCCTAGTTGGACC